ATATGATTACTTACACCATATTCTAGAAGTATTTTATGATCGACTTCAAACAATGCGGATAATTGTTCTCCACAATCTCCACATTTCCAATTTTGTTTGGATGCCACGAATTTTTTCTTGGTTTCACTTACCGATCGTTTCGTCTTTTGAACCACTGGATTCGTGACCCCTCCAGATTCTAAAATCCGTTTTTCTGCATAAGAAGGACCTGGTTGGAATAAATTCAAAACAGAATTCGTTCCAGCTCCTGCAATTGCACCTCCTGCAACTGCTTCTCCATAGGATTGTTTTGCTGTAAAATCTAGAATTGGAGATATAAAACTACTAGTTGTATGATCGATTGGTAAATATTTCAAATATTCATGTGATGTTCGTATCATTTCTCCCGCTCGTTTTGGGTTTTTCTTTAATAACCAATATAATACAAATGCACCTAAAACAATTCCCGCCATTTGGTAATATTTTTTTCCAGATAATAATAATTTGTAATATTTACCGTCTGTATAAATGTTTCCAACTAAAAAGGCAGTAATTAAAAACAATATAATTTCAATTCTCATTGTTAGGTATATTATTAGGTTATATATGTCATTGCAATGAAACCAAAAGAAATAAATATAAATCCCAAAATGATGTATTTTTTCTGGATGCCGAATTTACGTGACACTATTAATTCTTTTGGTAAATATTCCTTATAATACTGATCCATATATTGCATGGAAGTATATTCTGGTTTTCCCATTGCTTTATTCATTTGATTTTCCACATAATGAATCCAAAAGAAAAAAGAATCGCGATTGGCTAAATATGGAGTGATTGGAAAAGTGTCTAATATATTACTAAAGCTTTTTCTCCATTCTGTATGTGGTATAAATAATGGTAAGTTCTGTATGAAATCGTAATATTTACGACGAATGATTTTGTTTGGATTATCTGGATAAGTATGGGCGATTGTTCTCAGAAAAAACCATAAATTTGGCATCCAAATATCTGGATCTAAACCGTTATTCATTTTTCGAAACTATATAGAACAAAAAGAAGAATAATAATTAATACAAAACATTTAATAATAATATTATGAATAATATGAGTTGGTATAAAGATACATCATCTACTACGATAGTATCGGATTTTTTTTGTAATAATTGTGGAAAAGCCGGCCATTCTTTTCATCAATGTAAAATGCCGATTACTAGTAATGGTATTATCGTATTTCGTATTCATCCGACTACTTTAGAAAGAGAATATTTAATGATTCGGCGAAAAGATACTTTAGGATACATGGATTTCATGCGTGGGAAATTTCCTATTTATCAGAAAAATTATATTATGAATATGTTGAAACAAATGACAGTAGAGGAAAAGAAGAAATTACGAATGCGTATGAAAGAAGGTGCTATGAAAGAGAAAATCCAAATATTAATGAATGGAGTAGTTTCAAATTCGGAAAGATATGATTTAGTATCTTTATTAGATGAAAGCGACCAATATGAAACATGGACGGAACCTGAATGGGGATTTCCTAAAGGTCGACGAAACTCCCAAGAAAAAGATTATGATTGTGCTTTGCGCGAATTCAATGAAGAAACTGGATATAGCATTTCTGTATTGAAAAATATTCGGAATATGGTTCCATTCGATGAGATTTTCATAGGATCCAATTATAAATCGTATCGGCATAAATACTACGTAATGAATATGTCTTATACGGATTCTCTTGGAGTGAAATCGTTTCAAAAAAGTGAAGTTAGTGGTATGGAATGGAAATCATTACAAGAATGTATGAAATCGATACGTAGTTACAATTTAGAAAAAAAAACAATATTGAAAAATATTGATTATTGTTTAGATAAAACGATATTGTGTATGGTTGGAGATACCGCTCTAGAATAAATATTATTTTATTACCACATAATAATATATATTTTGTAGAATAATGTCAGAAAAAGAAGAAAAAACAACAGATGCAAGTGCTCCGGATTTAAATAATACCGCTGATATGGCTGGTAATCAAGCTGATACACTTAGTGATCCAACTAAAGCACTTGGTAATCCAGCTGATACACTTGGTAATGTAACCGAGGTAGCTGGTAATGTACCAGGTGCTGATGCTGCGCTTGCAGTAGCTCCTGGAGGAGAAGCAATAAAAGCAGCAATGGATATTGCGTCCATGATGATACCTGAGAAAGTTCCACCACCAAATATGGGTCTTTTCGAAAAAGCTATGAAATACGAAAACATACAACCTATTATTGACAGAAAAATAATGGCAGATGAACTTTTTCAAGAACCTGAAAAAGATAATAATGGTTTGGATCCTGATAATAAAGATTTAAGTACCAATAAAAATAAAGATCAACCTTCTAACACTGAGAGTTGTAAACAACAAAATGGTGGTAATCCTTTAGAAGATAGTATTATTCCGATTGACCTTGAACTAACAAGATTGAAAGAATGTATTGAATCTAAACTAGACTGTAAACATATCAAAGAATTGATTGTAAAGAATTTCGAAAAGTTTATCGATAAAAAAGTCGTACATTCTCATTTTCATAGTGTTAGTAAAAAAACCAATAACCTAGATACCATGTCTATATTTTATCGTCATGGATTATCAAAGATCGTCAGTAAAATAATGCACGATGTTAAAAACAACCCAGAAATATTGAAGTTTTTCTTGGATGAAATGATGGAAAATATAGAAACGATGGAAGATGAAAAATTAATGGAATATATTTACGGTTTTGATAACAATTTGATTTTCGATTTAGTAAACGACGAAAATATAAAAAAACTGGCCGATGAAAACGTAAAAAATAAAGATAAAATGTGTAGATTATTGGTAGAATTATATCCAGAATCTGAATTCAATATTTTAATAAACGATTTAATGGTGAATAAACAAATAACCCGAGAAGATATGCAAAAATGGAGAACGGTATATAATGATTTTCAATTTAAAGAAAAAATAAAAGAAGAAGTAACCCGAAAAGAGGAAAATGCTCTTTTAGACAAAATAGGAGTGAATAATGCACTTGAATTATTTGGTTTAACCCCAAAGAAAAATGAACTCTCCGATATGAATATCGAATTCGTGAATTCATTCACTAAATACGACGAAAAAATGGGAGGTAAAAAAAAGAAGACAGTAAAAAGAAAGACAATCAAACGAAAGACGCCGTCTAAATAAAAGACACTTTCTTTTCAATCTTTTCTAAAATATCCGGATTATAAACTAAATTTCCGGTGGGTTTATAATTCGTAATAGGGGTATATTGTTTCTGTTCTTTTACAACACCTGCACTTCCTCCCGCACGAGGATCATTGAAAATACGAGTATTTACATCATTTATATTCATTTTCTCCGTTTCATCTTTTGGATCTATAATATTCCCTTTTTCATCTATTATTTTACCAGTTTTTTTCTTGAATTCTGCACGAACATATCCAGGTATCCAATTCGACCAAGATACAAATAAAGTATTTGGATGGACGTATTTGACTAAAAACCCATTATCTTCTAATTTCAGAACTAAATATGCAATACATTCTCCTTTGTCGTAAATAGGCTCTCCAAAAATATATTCTGGAACTAAAAACCAAATATGTTGATCTTGTAATTTATTTTTTCCAGTTAATGTAATTCGTCGATGTACGCGATGCAATATTTTATTAAATATTGCAATTTGTTTTAAATCACGTTTTTGTTTTTTTTCATATAAATCATCTATATTGAGTTTCCGAGTAGATTCTTCGTCGTCGATATATAAGAAACAAGACATTGTATTTACTAGATATATAGATATATAAAACGTATTATATATGTTTTATTATCTTTTGCTCCCTATTTATTTATCTATCATGTTGGCTACAAAAATAAAGCATTTAGTTATTTCTGGTGGTGGTGCTGCTGGATTTTCATTTTACGGAGCATTGAAACATACTCATGAAAATGGTTTATGGAATATTGCAGATATTGAAAGAATATATGCTACTTCTGCTGGATCTATTATTTCCGTGTTTTTATCTTTAGGTTATGAATGGCAAACAATCGATGATTATATTATTAAACGACCATGGAATCAAGTTTATAAATGTGAATTGCCAATGGCAATACAAGCTATTAAAAACCAAGGATTATTCGGACAATCTGTAATTCAAGAAACATTTACACCTTTATTTAATGGTAAAGACATTTCGTTAGATATTACATTAGACGATTTTTATGAATATAATAAGAAGGAATTGCATTTTATTACCACCGATTATGATTCATTTGATTATATAGATGTTTCGTATAAAACCCATCCAAAATGGAGAGTAATCGATGCAGTATATGCATCTTGCTGTCTTCCTTTACTATTCTCTCCTTTTTATAAAGAATCCCATGTGTATTTTGATGGAGGTATACGTATGAATTATCCTTTACAAGTTTGCCTAGATGGAGGATGTCATCCTTCGGAAATTCTAGGAATTCGTAGAATCGATCCAGAATCGGTAGTAAATAATACGATTTCGCCTTCCTTTTCTCTCTTTGATGTTATCCATAAATTATTTCATCAATATACCAGAAAAATCGAAATTGCTTTACCTGAAAAACAAATACGATATCAATATGATATTCGTTTTTCGGCAATGGATTTAAATGCTATTTTCCATTGTCTGTCAGAAGAAGAAGAACGAATACGACTAATTCAATTCGGGAAATTATCTAGTATGGAATCTTCTTCTGAATACGAATCCGATCAAGAATCCGAATAGTCTCTCTATTTCTTCACGACATTTTCAACAAATTGACTTAAAGAATCAATAGATACTTTAGCATCAAAATCAATAACTAATCCATCTTTTTCCATTTTTATAGTAGGATATCCTTTAATTTCGTATTTATCTACTAATTTCTTTATCTCTGGATCTTTACTTTTAGTACAATCGTGTTCGACACAACGAATAGTATACCCATTATGTTTTTTACCATCATACTTGGCTTTAAAATTATTCCATTCTGGTTTTGCTTTCGTACAATAAGGGCACCAGTCTACAGTAAATATATGGATTATTACACTAGTTCCACTATTAAATGCCTTAGATGTTCCAGCTGAATCATTCGAGATATTCTTAAATTTCTTGTTTGTTTGACTAGGTAAATAGAAATGATTATATGCATATAAACTTGCTAAAATCAGTAAAATAATCAGAAATGCGATCCAGAAACTTAGTTTATTTGATGTAAAATATTTTACAATAATATTTTTTAAACTTGCCATTTTCAGATATTATATTACATATATAAAATAATAATTTGCTATTTTTTGAACGCGTTTTACAGAACTAATATATACAGATATATCTAATAATAATACATGCTTGTAAATTGTTTTACTGTAACTATGTCATCAACTATTTGTATGAAAGAACTTTCAAAAGAATTTGGTAAAAATATTCCCAAATCTTTACCATTTGAGGGAGGGACTTTGGGTTTTATTACCCATCTATTTTGTGTAGATGATACTGTAATTATAGAAGAAATATGTAAAAAATATAATTGCGATATAGGTAAGCCTTATAAAATAGAAATAAAGGATTATATGTATAATAATAATTATACAATATGTAATAGTTATAAAAAAGAAGGACCTAAATTTTATTTAAAATTAGAATAATAGGAGTTTTATACCTTTGAAGAATTAAAAAGGTGTAAAAAAAAGAGTTTGACTCTTTTTTTTTATTTTGTTTTTTATTTTTATTTTTTTATTTTAGCGTTCTGAATGTATGATATCTGCTATATAAAGTAAGTTTGCCATATCTGGTATTTCCATACTTTTATAGACTTCACGACATAAAGCACATTTCGGATCTTGTGTTTTATTATGTTTTAAATAAGTAGAAATGCACGAATAACAAAACTGATGTTTACAATTCAATACTATACTATTTATTTCTAAATGAGTATCCATACAAATAGCACAATCAAAACATTTATTCTTATCCAGTGGATCAATTTCCACACAGTAAACTTCAATTTTCACCGCCTTTTCAGTTATAGATTTTGCATAATCAAAAATCTCTAAATCGTTCAAAAATTCCATAGTTAAATAATCATCCATCTTTAGCTTCTTTATACAACTAATAAATTCATCTTTAAAATGTCAATTTTTTAGCAGAGACCTTTTAGCGTTATCGAAATGTATATAATCTCTAAAATATATATATCTCAAAAATATAATACAGTGTATGACAAAAACAGAGAAAAAAAAAGAAAAAATGTTGGAATTGGGAGATATTATTTCAGTAGATGCACCTACTAATCCGGAATGGCATCAACAAGTATTTTTTATTTCTTATATAGACAATGAAATCATTGAAGTAATTCATACCGAATCTTCTTTTTTGTATATTTGGAATCGACAAACAGATCTTGTCAATATTAAGAAAATAACAATATTAGAGAGAAGTTCTCTCAAAGGATATGCAAAACAAAATGGATTGTATCCTCATATTTGGATCGATATTTATTTTGGCGGAGAAACACCTAGAAGTCTTACTGCCGAAATTACGAATTTAGAAGAAGATATGGTTGAATTAACCACTTATCCTGAAAACCAAGTTTTATATATTGATTTTGCATATCAAGGAATACCTAAAAATTTACCAATTGTAAAAATATGTGTTCGAGATAAACCCTCTTCTTTTCGAAGAGGTGTATTTTCACCAGAAGATGAAGATGAAGCAGAAGAAGGGGAAGCATCTATGGAATATTTAGAAAATGGGTTTATTAATATCGTTTTACCAACGCAATATCAACCAGATGAAAATTACCACGACCATTTACAAAAAATATATGACATGGAAGAAGAGGAAGAAGGAGAAGAATTAGAAGAAATCGTACAACAATTAGAAATACCCCCAGAACAACAACATTTCGGATTAGAAGCACAAGTCAATGATCTTTTAGATGCTTTTCTCTCTACTATTCCGGATTATAAACGCACACCTACCGTAATGAACCGAATATATACTCATATCCAAAGATTCAAAGAATTGAGAGAAAACTATTCAGTGTTTGATCCTATCTATCATCAAATCACTGGAATTAAAAGGCCTTTAGAAAAACCGATAGCGAATCATATTGCTGAATTACATATTTCTCTCCCTTGGATTATTCCTGTCGTATCTCAAAAGAAAAAAATTTTTTACGACGATGAAGATGCTGGTGCAGGTGACGTTTTTCTTTCTAAAGCCGATGAAATGAAAGAACCAGAATTAATTCAAATAAACCAAGATACGGAATATACAGACGAGACTCAAGTGGAAAATGAAACATTTTATAAAAATAATGTTCCACAAACTACTATAAAATATGCAAATATGCATTTACAAACTGCAATGTATGAATCTGCATTTGAAACATATCCTGAATTTGGCTTACATACTTCTCTCGTAAATACCGATATGGACGTTTTGATTTCTAACGATGATACTTTATATAGTAAAACAATTGGAGAAGAACGTATATATTCCAAACGATTTGTATTTCAACGATATAATAAAGAAATCACCTATGTGAAAAGTCGAGGTAAAGAAAATGCTAGTTTTGCTACTTTATATCCTGCAGATTCTCTCTCTTTCCGATCTCTTTTTATCTTACCAATCCCTTTTATTGATTTTTCGAAAATCAAATTACCAAATACATCGATTCTCTCTAAATCCCAATTAAATATGATTTATCCTTATTATTTCGCGGCATTAAATAAAAAAACACATGTTCTAGAAAAAGAAATCGATTTAGGAAACGATAATGATTCCGTTGAAATAAAATCCGCATTTCAACATATTTATTTATCTGTAAACGACGAAACTGCGGCATCTATGGATTCTATAGATAAAGTGAATGCATTTTTACAACGTGCAATTCCTTCTCTCCCAAGTATTGTAGACACTTATTTAAATAAACAAAAATATATTTTTTCTTTCATACAAGCGGTAGATATGTTAGAACCATTTTTGATATATATAAACGATATTCCATATAAAATAGCAAAAACTATTAAAGAATTGCTTTATAAAAATATTGATCGTTATAATACAGAGACTGCTTTAAAATCGGAATTATTCAAGACACTTTTACTAGAAAAATATAAATCAGAAGGGAATAATGAATGGAAAAATGATAAAATCACAGAGAAATATGAAAAGAAAGAATCATCTACGGAAAGTGAATGGCTAAATTATCTATTGAATTACGATCAAGGTCGATTTTATTGGAATTATCTAAAACGAGAGAATTTAGAATTATATGTTCCAGAATTCTTATTACCAGAAATAGAAAATGAGGAAGAAGATACCGATTCCAAAAAATGCTGGAAACGTGTGATTTCTAAAAAATATGTGAATTTCAATGATTTAAAAGAAGATAATAATAAACCTCTTTTCTTTGATAAAGCATATGATACTACCGATTATTCTATCGTAGCTAAGTATAAAAAAGAAGATGAAGATGAATTTATAGATTATTGGACGCAAACATTGACTGCTAAATATGGTTTTACTTCCGAACATGCATTAAATGAAGCACAAATCTTATTTAAAGGAGAGAAACCAATTGTAGATGGTGATTATGCGATTTTAGAACAAACACCGAATTTACCTTCCGATTTAGAGCAAATGTCTGAAGAAGAACAAAAAGAAATTATGTTGGAATCCAATGTGAAAAAAAGAACCATGTACTTTGTCCGTAAAAATAATGTATGGGTACATGAACTGGATTTAGATGAATATTCTTTTATGGATAGTACCGATTTATTATGTAATATTGATCCGAAATGTGTCTCTCAAAAAGGATCTTGTGCTTCTGATACGGAATTATTAAATAGATTTAAAAATCTAGATCGAGAGAAAATTAGGAAAGAATTTGAAAGTAGATATGATCTTTCGAAAGAAGATTTCTCAAAGAAATACGAGAAAGAAGAAACGTATTTAATAGAATGGTTAGAAAATGAAGGGAAAATACAGCAACATATAAAGACATTCATAGATTACAAAGCCTTTGAATATGGTAAACGAGCAGTTTTACAAGAATTCATTGAATCTCCATTTATTCCTCTAAGAAATTCTATTTTACAAAAACATCTCGATTTCGTTACAAAACAAAAATACATTGTGTTATTTGTAGAAAAATTCTGTAGAGAACCGATATTAGAAGAACCAATGAGAGAAAGCGAACATTGGAAATATTGTAAAGAAACCAATACCAAATTAATGCCGACTTCTCTCTTTCGTTTAGCAAAAGCATATTCAGAAGATTTACTCGTAACCAATACTATTCCTATTAAATACAATGCAGTTTTAAATCAATTATGTAATACAGTAGGTAAATTAAGTGATGATGGAGATGCGTATATTGATAAACATAGTGGATATATTTTAAGGAAGATCGAAATGAGAGAAGAAGGATTTGAAATTGGGTTTGGAGATGAAGGAGAAGGTGCATTATTTCAAGACTCGGAACCAAAAATGTCAGAGACGATTATCAAACAAGTTGCGAAAAACGAAGTAGTGAAAATATACACAAATGAAATCGATCAACGTTTATATAATATAATTAGTGCAATATGTAGAAATATATACGTGTATGGAGAAGAAAACAAAGAGAGAATGATGCAATTATGTTCTCAATTATTGAAAATCGGTTCTTTTTTTCCTAGTGAACCTACTTATCAATTACAAGTGGATAAAATCATGAAAAAGAGAGAAGCAGATCCGAAAATCAAAGTACCAGATAAATATGCAGTGTATATCAAGAAAAAACACATTTTAATTGCCACCTTATCTGTATTAATTATCGTACAAACCGCTATACCTGAAATACCAATTGATCGTACTTTTTCTGGTTGTGTGAAATCTTTTGACGGTTATCCATTAAAAGACGGACAAGATGATCTATCTTCTATTACTTATTTCGCATGTGTTTTAAAGAAAATGTATGTTGCAAAAGAAGATGCTAGTTTACTTCCGAAAGGAAAGGGAGAATTAGAAAATGTATTATTGAAAACGTTGAAAGATCCGATATTATTACAACCTGGCGTATTGAATTTATACGATTTAAAACGGAATTATATACTAGAAAATCCTACATCTCTCATTATTCCACGTGCATTGGAAATCGAACAGAAATGGCCGCATTTTTTACCACCTATTACACCATTTACAGTTCCTCCAAAACTCATACAAGCAATTACACCAGGAGGGCAAAGTGTATTGAATGTATATCAAGTGAAAATACGTACATGTTCTTTAGCAGTCGTTCAATATATTCGAGAGATGGTTTCAAAGAAAAACATGTTATTTCAAACCAAAACTGGATTTCCTTTTTTACAAAATGCATGTTGTGATGAAATCTTGCAATTTCCACCGAAAAGTGTTTTGGAATATTTCTTTGAAGATGCTGCAATTGAGAAAATGGTGGGAATTCTAAAGAATATTTCTCTCAAAATTTCCACGATGCAAAGAAAAATAAAAGCAAGTACCGTTCAAAAAGATTTCGGATTAGATTCTATATCTTCAGCTGAAAAGGAAAAGAAAAAAAGAAATGTGATTTATTCCTACGAACCGATTTTATATTATGCTACTTTAATTCATTATTGTAAATTGAATTCGGAAATATATCCGATTCCACCAGAATTAGAGAAATTTTGTAATAAAAAACCGACAGAAATGTCGACCGATATATATGATCCTAAATCTTCCATCTTGGAAAAAATGCATTTCTTGGAAAAACATCAAGTGACAATGGATGCATTAAAAACGATCGATTTATTAAATATTATAAATCAACGAAATGCAGTGGAAATCATACAGACCATCGATATTTCTTATAAACAAAAAATGCAATCTTCTCTCGATCGGTTTCGAGAGATAAATAGTGATTTACCTTCTCTCGATACTTATATTACTAATCTACAAGAAAATACATTCAAAACTGCGAATGTTTCTCTCAAAAATCAATTACTGTCTTTTATTGGGAGAAATGCATCGGTAAAATTAACACCGACAGAATTAAATGCGGCAGTAAAACCTCTCTATTTTTACAACCAAGATATACCTATTCAGAATTTAGCAAAACATATGAAATCTCTCGTTTATCGTTTTGGAATTATATATCCTAGTTTCTTACAAAAAAATATTCTTCGGAAAGGAATGCCTCTTTATTGGGAATTATTACCAGAAGATGCATATTATTTATCTAGAAATACGAAAACATATTTTGATATATTACAACCATTTGTTAAAAATCCATTAATATTACCTATTTTCCAAAATTGTGTAGAGAGAATACGTCCATTGTTTGAATATATGGAATTCTCTCTTTTAGAGAAAGAAGATTATTACGAAATGTCAATATTTATAATTCACGGTATTTTTTCTATATGGATAGCATTGATGAATCATCCAGATATTTACAAAACAGTTACACGTAGTGTTCGAGAGAATTTAGAAAACGATCAAGAAGAAAATAGATTAATTAATGAAACGAATTCTCAATTGATGGTAGATCAAGTAGAAGAAGTTGATATTACTTCGATCCAAATCGAACAACGGGATGAAATCCAACAATATTTAGCCGATTTATTTTTACAAATGATTACTACGATTCAAACGAAAAAACAAATAAATGCAAAAGAAGCCGCAATGATGTCTTATGCAGATATTATGAAAGAAGTGGATTTTTCGAAAGATCGAGAGAAACAACGTTTGAAAGAAAGATTCAAGAAAATGGGAACCGATGAGAGAAAAGCGGAGAATGTATTGAAGAAATTACATTTAGGCGATTTTGCAGTAGATATGAAAAACATTAATAAATATGGGAAAACCGATTTATTGGGAGATCGTGATGAAGATGAAGTAGAAGCCGAGGCTTCAGCAGAAGCAGAAGTCGAAGCAGAATTCATGGAAACTGAAAACGATAATGCAAATATAGATGATATCAATCCAAATGTTGAGGAAGAAGATATGGAAGATATGAACGAATATGCATATGAAAATTATGAAGAAAGTGGTTATGGTGAAGAATAGAAGATTCTAAGAGACATTTAGAGAGAAAAAGATATCTGTGAGAAAATTAAAGGAAATGATACCGAAAAAATTACTTCGTCTCTATAAAGTTCCATTTGCAGTTTTCTTTTTTCTGGTTTTATTTGGAACTTTTCATCTTTGTAAACCAGCGTTTGCATATCAAGAAAATGGTGCTTATCGACCATTTGGAATTGGATATAAACACAAAACAGTAATTCCAGTTTGGATCGTTGCTATTTTCTTAGCTATTTTTGCATATTTGATTGTATTGATGGGAATCGTATATCTATAAAAATAATATTTCATTGATGTATAATGTCGAAATTAAAATGGATTATGATTCTATGTATCTGTGTTTTCATTTTTTCTTTATACATTTTATCGTTCAAAATACCCTCAGAATTGAGTGAAAAAAAGTGCACCAGAAATAGTGTTAAAGATGGAATGATTGGTACAATAGATCAAAAATGCCATGTAAAATATGGAGAAAAATATAAATATTTGGTGAAGAAATCTTACTGTTGTGTTACAAATCAATATGACATTTCGAATTGCAAACAAAAATAATGTCATGATTTTATATAATGCGACACCGATATCGATGTCTTATTTTTTTCTTATGTATTATTCTATTTTCGGGTTTAGGCGTTTCTGCATATAAAGAAACATTAGATAATCAGAATCATGGTAATTGTATAGCATCTGGAAAATGTATCAAAGAACACGACCAACATCAGAATCAACTACAACAGAATCCTAATTATATTTATGTGGTTTTTTTTCTGATTTTTTTGATTATATGGTTATTGTTAGTAAAACAAAATGACGAATAAATCAAATGTCGGCGTTTTGTTTATTTAGCCATTTATAAAAAGAAATCGTTGAATATAGGATTTCTTTTTATGGAAACACAAGCACCTAGATTAATTGAAAACGATATCAGACATTCTCTCTTTCATTCTTTAAAAATGTGTCATAATACTCGAGCAACTATGTATGTTTTTACATGGAATATCGGCATTTTTCTGATTTTTATTACCGTTTTTGGATTTGTATTATATTTATGTGCTAAAAATAAAAAGAATAATGTGGAAAATCGAGTTAAATTAGAGAGCGATCAGAAATATATTCTGAATAAGATTAGGGAAATGAGAGAATTAGATTCTTATCGAACTAAAATGAATACGATGACAAAATTACCTACCGTCCATTCTAGCGGTTATGAGTATTGATTTTCTAATGGTAATATATATATATATATATACTATGAATAAATTAACACCAAGTGATGTTAGAAATTTGAAAATCCAAGCAAATTCGCTGGTATATGCATTGGAACAAAACAAAGCAAAAGATTTAGAAAGATCATTACGTAACATTGTAAATATTCATAATAAAGTAGAAGAAAAAGTAAACCAAGTGAAAGAAGATTTTGCAAAAAAAACAAATACTAAACGATCATATGCAGTACCGATGCATAGTACGATTAACGATGCATATTTATTAGAACAGTTAGAAAGTCCACCTAAACCTCCTCAGAAACCTCCAAAACCAACTAAAAAAAATGGCGGAAAAAGAAAAACGAAAAAGGCCAGACGAACGAAAAAATGTAAAAAACACTTTTCTTTTTTCTAGAATTGTGCTTCGTCCAAAAATATATCTGGTTTCAATATAAACCAGATATATGGATAAAATCGAAAAAAGAAAAGAAATATTAGCAGGTGATAATACGAATTCTGCAAATGTGGTTTTCTCTCAAATCCTAGATAAAAAGAAAACATCCATTTCCGAATTAGATATTGTGGAATCTCTTGAAGGGAATCTGAATTTAGCCGTTTTAGCGGAAAAAGGGTTTATTAAAATAGAAATTCTACGATTCTCTCCTGGAACTATTACTTCTCTCACCAATCTACCATCGAATTTAAAAAAACTAGTGATTGCCGATAATTTACTAGAAACAATCGATCTTCCAGATGCGATAGAATATGTAGATTTGGCACACAACGTATTGAAAGGCGAAGTCGATGTGATTCGAAATGGGTTATTACAATATATTCGAGTTTCTTACAATAATATTACTTCTCTTGAAAATCTCTCTGAAAATATAGAAGAATTATATTGCGATCATAATTTACTTCGTTCTTTGAATTTGAAGAAAACACCTAAATTACGGATTTTACATTGCGATTATAATCCAAAATTGGTTTTACATGATTTACCAGATACATTAATTGAAAGTCGTTTACCCGATCAACTTATCCAAACCGAAAAAACCGAAAAAATACCAAAAGAGTATTTAGAAAGTATCCAAAGATATTTTACTATAAAAACAAAATATGAAAAAGGACTCAATACATTAAAACGTACCGCGAAAGAAACTAAAAAATCTTTAAAAACGTTACCCGCTTGTAATGGTTGTTCTAGAAAAGTAGGAATGATATTTTCTGGAAAAGATCAGAAATATATGGCGTATTGTGGAGATACCACAAAACCATGTGATTGGAAAATCGTGATACATCGGGGAGATCATTATTCTTTTATAGAAACCATGTCGGAAATGCGAGAGAATTTAGAAGAAACCAAAGAAAATATTATTCGACAAAAAATGGATACGTTGTTTCAATATATTACGGAAGATAAATCCGCAGATTTATTCAAGAAACAAATGTCGTTTTATAAAACGAATTCTGAAATGGTAGAGAAATATTATCAAGATTATTTAGATATTTATTTTCATTCTGGAAAAAAAGAAATCATGACATTAAAACAAAAGAAAATCCAGGAATTATTGATCGAATTACAAGAACATTCAGTAGAAGGAGATTTAGAAGAAGTAGTTCGGATTCAGCATACCAAAATTCACCCAATTGCTAAATATATGCAGAGTTTACAATATCCTTTAATGGAAATGGAATTTGTGAAATCTACCAATGAATGGATTCTAGATCAGAAAGAAATGCTTTTATCTGATTTAGAAATAAATCACGGAGAACCTGTATCGGTGAAAACCGTTAAGGACAGCCGGTAGCATTGGAAACACCGTCCCATGTAATACCATATTGATTCGTCCATTTTTGTTGTTTACAAGTAGCAGAACCACCTTTTTTCCATTCATCATTGGTGAAATCTACATAACTAGTTCCGTTTTGTAAAGTTGTAAAAGTCGCTCCAGAATATGTAGAATTTGTGATTCCGGGGGTATCTTGAATAAAAGAAGCATGATTCACAGTATCTTTTAAATTACCGACATTTGATTTAGAATCATAAGCCGGAACTACGCAGTTTTTTCCTTGTACCGTCCAATTGTCCGGACATGGATTTGCAACAGGTGGAAAATTACCATCTACGCTCATATTTTGCATTAAAATACCGACAATAATCAGACATACAATTAAAAAAATAGATGCGATTACAACTACTATACCGTAAAATTCCATTTATATATCTTGTATAGATTTACTTTCTAAATAAAATCGCCGTTTTTTTTTCTGATGAAAATGTAACATGTCATCATTATCTTATGTTCCAATCGATGGATCTGTGTCTACTTGGAGTCCAGAAATGATAAATACTTCTAAACATATTTTAGATATGGAAAGATATAATGGTCGGGTAAATCTGATGGATTTACCCGATAAAGATACGCGATTCAAAATGTATGAGAAAATCGCTATTAAAAACAAATCCACTGAATATCGTTATCCGGTTACAGGTATTTTAGAAGATAATATGTTGGAAAAAGTGTTTTTTTCTAGTGGAAATATCCAGATTTTACAAAATGGACTACGTGCTGGTGTCTACTATATGTCTAAAGATAAGAAAATCATATTACCCCCTCAAAATATCGACAATTTAAAAATCATTATGCGTAGTATGTATTTACAGTATGCAGAACACCGTGAAGATATTAGTGTTACGTCTCAAGTGGAAACCTTGAATAAAATCGTATTAGATTATGTAGTTCCTACTTTATATAATGAGACAATTGGATATATGAAATATTTAGAAGACCAAAGTACATTAGTAAGACCATTTGCAATGCCAACTACTGTTGATCGCGATTATAAACAACTAGAATTAAAACCATGGTTCTAAAATCTAATTTAATATATATTTATTCTAAATAAAAAAGTATAAATATACATATAGAACTTTTCATTATAAGAAATGAAGAAAGCGTCATCCACCTCCACTATTCCAGATAAATTCATTTCTGTTATTTCTGATTTTGCAAATGATTTATCCAATCCATTTCCAGAATACGAGTATTTATGGTCGAAATGGCGAAATGTCGATAATATTCCAGAATCCATGGTTCTATCGATTTATCAACATTGTCAAGATGTTTTTCCAGAACGATTTTTCGATATTTTATATCAAAATGATGACATTTTCAAGCACGAAAATAAAATAAACACTTGTTTTTTACCGAATGTTGAATTCAAAATGTTATTTAATAGTCCTGGAGTAAGTGATACAACAAAAAATGCTATGTGGAAATATATCCAATTGATTCTTTTTACCATTATTGGGAATGTAAAAGATAAACAGGATTTCGGAAAAACCATGAATTTATTCGAAGGTATTGAGGAAACCGAATTACAAGATAAATTATCGGAAGCAATGAAAAACATGACCGATTTTTTTACTGGTATGGATCAAGATATCCCAGATCTTAAAGAAGAGAATTGTGATTTTACTAAAGCAAGTGAATATGCTAAAGAATTTTTCGAGAAAATGGAACAAGGAACGGAAAAGGGAGAGGAAGAAGGAACAGAGGGACAAGAACAAGGAGTTCCTCCAAAATTCGATTTTAATCCAGAAGATATTCTTAATCATTTAAAAGGACTTTTCGATGGAAAATTAGGAGGTTTAGCAAAAGAATTAAT